TCTAATTAGTTTAAAATTATCATGTGATTCATACTCTTTTAGAATATCATATGTACCATCGTTGGTTTCCGCATCAATCGCTATTACTTCAAAGTCAGAATAGTCTTGATTCAAAGCACTTTCTACGCACTTACGAATCCAAGACGCAGAATTGTACCCTACCATTACTATCGAAAATTTTTCACTCATCTATGAAACCTTCTTCTTTTAAAATAGATCTAATCACAGTTTTGGGATGATTGTCATATGCCATAGATGTCTCAAAGTTGTTTTTAACGTGTTCTAGTTTAGACATATAAAACTCTTCTAGTGAGGGTGCCATAATTGGATCAATGAAATTCATTAAAAAACTTCCAATGTCTTTCAGGTCATCCTGTGTAACTTTTATTATACCATCTTCATCAAAAATATCACCAATATCAGGATCTCCAAGATAAATTGGAATTGTTCCTGTCCTAAAACAATCAATAATTTTTTCGGTGTGGTAACCAGAGAAAACACCATTCTCAATTACTAGACAAAAACGATAATCCTTCAATGCTTTTACTTTATTTTTGATTGGATTGATGCCTTGACCGAAGCACGGTACATTCATTGCTATGAGCGGAGACAAAAGATCTACTCTTAATCTATGAAGAGGGGTCACATATTTGTTTGATGTCACAAACACAAGATCGTTCTTTTTCTTATAGACCTTAGAATGTTCGGTGTTGATATAAGATGGCGTGGCAGGGCGAACAATTTTTACATTAGGTAATCCCTCATATCTTCTATCATGTGTGTATAGTGTCTTAAATTTGTGATCGCCTGTTTTTAATTTTTCTACCATTGCTGGATAAAATCTTGATACTTTATCTCCTTCTTTCCACAGATCGCTGTATAGAACAAACATTTCCCAATTATACTCGATAATATCAGGACTTTCATTTAACCATGCGAATGAAAAATCATCATGTGTATCGTCTAGTAAACAAGAAAGATCATTTAAAATAGTCACAGGGAACTGATCGTAATATTTTTTCTCTTCATCAGTCCATAGTGTTTTATATGACTCATCTGCCGCATTTAGTATTTGCATTATAAACTTCCTTTGAAATCCTCAACCATTCTTTACAGTCTTCTGTCGTAAAAATATTTTTAATGTAAAACTGGATGCATATATTCCAGAATTTGTTCCCCGCAACACCCTGAGTGGGTGGGTGATACATGTGGTATAGTTCTGAGTTACTATCATGACTAAAGACATCATCTCTAATGAACGGATGGATAGTGGGATGACGATCACTTTCCGTGATTGATCCAAGATCCTCTGCATGGTAGCATTCCAATTTAGTCCAGAATAATGCATCCTCGGGAGCATACCCCCATACAAATTCGGGATCATACCCTCCAATTTCCTGAAAGTCTTTCCATCGTATACAAACACATCCACCGGGCGCACCAACAGTATTGGGTGTATCATTTAGGTGTGGAACTGGACCCGAGTAAGATATTTTGTTTTTCTCTTTTATTTGTGCGATCACATTTTCAGTGGCAGTTGGATCCATGTAGATTACCCTACTGCCTCGATATGGTTGTAACCACTTTAGGTCGGGGTTGTCTGTTTTATTTTCCACGTTATCTAGAAACTTACTATCAAAGATTAAGTCTACATCGTGATTTAATTGCCATTCACATTTAATGAGTTTAGATGCCACGTTATAACACAAAGATCTGTTCATGTTATCCCCGTACATTTCACTAACCAAAGAATGAGGTAAGTGTATGAGGTTAAGATTAAATGATGGTTTTAGATCTTTTACTTGAAGGAATAGATCTTCTGTCTCCTCTTGGAAGATAATAGTAACAGACCAATCATCTCTACCAGAAAGCATTCTTTCCATTACAAACAAAAACTTCTTTAGGTGTTCAGTCCTGCCCTTTACAGGAACGATGATGTTATACTTAGTCTCTTTTCTTTTTTCTACGATACACGCTTCGAGTAACTTTTTATAATCAATCCCATCTTCCTTGATTTCCAAAACCTTCTTAGAAAAATTCTCTCTGTCCCTAATATGTCTTAGAAAAGACGTAGGAGCAACACCATTTCGGATGCACCCAGAAAAAACTCTTTCAAAATCATGACCACCATACCACATCCACATTAAAAATATGCAAAAGCATGGATCCCACCCACCCGAACAATATCGTTTAACTTCCGGATATGATCCACGAAAACTCCATCCGGGGTCGTTTAGTTTTTGTAACTGAAAGTCCTCTGATAGAAAAACTTCTAGATCTGAATCACCTAGATCAACGGGACCATGTTTTTCAAACATCGAACATATAAATTGGTCTGCTTCTTTTATACTCATAATGTAATCCATCCCTCACAATAAATATCTTGCCAGTCTTGTGGTCCACTTGGACCAAACCATGTTTTGGGTGCTATGGTGTTTCCTTGCCCCAACCAAGCACCCCACCAACTAAAACTGCTATTCGCTATGATGTGATCGTTGCAAAAAGACATTGCACACATATCAACGTAACCAGACATGTCTGAATTTAGTGAAGCACTTAGATTCAAGGTGTCCTCATTGTCTATAAAAATGGGATTATTTTTTACCGTGGAAAAAGTTTCTTTACACCAGTCAATATCATCCGAGAAAAAAACCGGAATATGATCAGGAAAATGTTCCAACGCTTCTTGATAATATTCTATCGACTGATTGTGATGATGATCCCCAAGATTAACATAATCGCCTCTCCGGACATGAACGGAAACACAAACATCCTCTGGTATTTTTTCAATAGCGACATTTCTTACACTATCGGTGAAAGTAAAATTATTTCTAACTTCATTTTCTATGTGCTTGAAATATTTTTCACTTTGGAAGTAACCACGAAGATCAACACTTCGGTCGGTTGGAATGTCGAGAACCCGATCATTAAAGGAAAACTCCTTTTCGATATAAAGAAGTTCCTCTGGGATCACTTGATCTGAAACAGACCCCAACTCGAAGCATTCTGAAAACAAAGGTATGCCTGAAACATTACACGCAGGCAAGTGTCCATTAGTTTTTGATGCCCCAAGAACAGTGGCATACTGAAACATGGAGTTCCCCAGTCTGCCAAATTTTCCCATATTGTTAAAACTAATATATTTCATATTGTGAATATCGAAAATTTCCTGTGAATCTTGAGTGGAGTTCTAGTCAGTCCCTCCCACTTGTTCATTGCATTTTTTGCATCGGATTGGAAAAAGAAAGGGACATGTGGTGTGTATACTTTGTGTCTAGGTTGAACTTCATATGCAAATCCAACATCAAAAGGTTTATTGTACTCATAGATCCATTTCTTTCCAGTCTCAATTACATCTTTTGCAAGTTTTGAATTTAAATATAATATGGCATGTGTGGCAAATACTCTATGGATTTGCACCCATCCGTCACCAACATCTTGTGCGTGATAGTTACTATCGCCGTGGGAAGTACCCATGTAAATAGCATCTGCATCATCTGGGATATTATCCAGCAGTGTTGTAAAAACAGATTCTTCGATATCTACATCGTCCTCTAAGATGAGAACAGGAAAAGAGTCGTTTTCTATTGTTTCTTGTAGAATTGCGAAGTGGGATTCCGCACAGTTTCTATAGTGTTCCTCTCCCGGACGTACTCCGTCATGTGGGGGAACATTTGTAATGGCAGAAAATCGACTGGAATTTTTCATACCCAATCGATTCAACAACTCTTCCATTAATTTAGCATTTTCGGTGGCGGTATCAACATTAATCCACCTCACTGGAACATCACAAAGATCAATTTTCATAATAAAGTTATCTCGACTTTCCTATATGATATTTAGGACATAACTCCCAATCATCCCTCTCTGAATACTTGATTATCTTAATTTTACTTATAGGGACTACAGGTTCTGAACAACTATTCACGTTAACTATATTCACTAATCCCCATTCGGCAAGTAACCCGACAATCGCATTTCTTCTTCCTTCGTCTTCTTCATTGAAATCTGATCTAAGACCATCCAACGAAAAAAGTTCTTTAAAATGCACGATATAGTATTTGCCTCTTTTGTGCAGAATATGACACGATTGATACAGTTTTTTGTCTTTTCGGGAGGCAACGCCTATTCTTGTTAGCGTTTCCTTCACCTTCAGAAAGTCTTCATCTGAATTAAGGGTCACTTCGATAAGATCTTCTGCCTCTAGTTTCTCGCCCATGTTTTTCACCTTTATTAAACTAAATCATTATGATTCTCCATTATGTAGGTTTTTGATATATTCTAACTGATTATCTGACAGTATCCTGAGTGCCTCTTCCGCTTTTTGGTTTGAATAACCATAATGTCTCTTGATCAATTCAATATTTTCCGGAGTTGCTACCTTGTTCCATTTAGAAAATCTTTTCCTTTTTCTGATAGAATTTTGCAAATAATGATACTGCATTCTAGGATCAATCCCATGATGCATATTCATATTATTTGCCTGTAGGATGGTGTCTGGAAAATATGACAAACACTTGTTAACCACAAAGGGGACATATTCCTTATCTGTCACATCAGGCAGATCTTGGAATATATCCTCTTTGTTATAATTAATTGAATTGAGAACTTCAGATAGGTTCACTTGAGATCACATTCCATCATAATGGTTGTAAGACACGCGGTGAGGTTGATCTCGGCATCCGCAACAAACGCTGCCTTGTATTGGTAATCTGCAAGAATCAAAACTGCACTTGGAATAGATTGTGGTTGCATCTTATCGTACAGACAATCATAAATTTTCCGGAAGATCAAACTCTGATCATTGTGGATATTGGTAGACACCCACTTGCGAACACTAGTGAAATCCTTGTCCTTAAGATACTTCATCAATTCTACGACCTTTACGTCGCCGGACTCAGAGAGAACACCCACATCAATATCGCCTCCGACTGCATAGCGTTGACATTCATTGATAATACGTCTCCAGTCTGGAGCGTAGCGAGTGATCAACTTGGCAATAACTCGTTGATCATAACCAACGCCTTCTGTATTTAGAATAAACTCAATGCGATTTAGGAAGGAGGGCATGAGTTGCTTCTTCTCATTTGCACCAAAACGGAAGTCGATACATGTGCATCGTGAATGAAGTGGTTCAATGATTCTGTTCTTATAATTACAAGTTAGAACAAACCGACAGTTCTTTGAGAACTCCTCGATAAAACCACGGAGTGCTGGTTGTGTAGACTGAGCATTTGAATAATCAAACTCATCTAGAATTACAACCTTCTTCCGTTCGGACAGAGAAATTGTACTGGCAAAGTTTCGGATCTTTGTACGAAGAGTATCAATGTTTCCGTCTTCTGAACAGTTGATTACGATATGATCACAATCTAGTTCATCACACAATGCCCTTGCCACAGTTGTCTTGCCACAACCGGGACCACCAGAGAGGAGGAGATTCTGCATCTCCCCACTCTCGACGATTTCCATGAAAGACTTTTTTAGTTCTTCGGGTAGAACACAATCTTCAATTGTCTGGGGTCTATATTTTTCGACCCACAAAAATTCTTCTGTCATAGTTTCAACCATTGTATACGGAGTCCGAATCAAGTGCAATGTAATAAGTGAGATCAATGTCGCTGTGAGCAAAACGACTCACAACCTTATCCGAGATACCAACCGAGTAATCACCCGGAAGCAACTTAAGATATTCACTCTTAAGATACATCTTGAAAGACGCATCAGGGACATCATCAGAAACCGAGATAGAATATCGGTTACTCGTTACATCATTCTTGTCCAGAGAGATGAGATCAATAGACCCATCATTATCTGTAATACAAAGATCGGGAAGACGAAGAACTGCGGACGCTCGTTGAAGTTCAACAAACTCACGGTGTGATAGATCAAAGTGAATAACTGTTTCTGGCATGTTGAATTCACGATCTGGTCTACATCCCTTCACCAACTTTGGTTCCGCATAGTGATAGACAACATCAGTTGAACCACTAGAAATAGTTACATGCTTCTCATGGAATTCTAGTTCAGGATCTTCAAAGAGAGATAGAGTTCCAAGGAACTTACTTAGATCCCAGATTGCAAATTCCACAGGGAAATCCTCTTCCATCGATGCTTCCACCATGATATTCTTCATGGGAGATACAGTTACCTGATCATGTCCGGGGACAATGTGTAGGTTGGAATTAATTCCACTGAAGTTCTTAAGAATGTCGATTGTTTGTTTTGATAGTTTCATTTTGGTTGTCTTTTCAGTTGTTGTCATTATTGTAGTAATCCTCATATTCCTCTGGGGTCAATCCCCCTTTGGCAATGTCTCTAACATTGTTCTTTGCACTATGTCTGCGGTTTCTCTTTTCAGTTTTTCGTGCAGACTTATAATACCCATGATAGTCGAGATCTTCAAATCGACCATCTCCATCACGGGAACGATCTTTCTTTTTTCTTTTCATACGAAATCTTCTGTAAGGTCTAGTAAATTATTCAACTTTTTATCCAAAAGATAATTTGATACATTGTTATAAAGTCCTGCTCCGGGTTTCATCTTGATTTCCTGACGCTGGTTTTCCCGAAGACTTTTTTCATTCTTATATCTCCTGATGATTTCATCTCGTATTGTATCAGGAATACAGGTAAAGTCAACCAGTGTTTGGTTACGTTTCCAATTTTCCATTTGTGAGAGTTTACCATCAGAAATCATTTGCATCATTCGCTTCTTTCCAACTGGTTTCTGTCTCTTGCCATCGACAACAAACGTATCTCCGTCAGAAAGAATATTAGGAATACCATCAGAAGCATCTCCCTTTAGAATATGTTCTAGAAGAAAATCCTTGGGGGATGTGCAGTCCAAGAGTTCTTTCTTGATTGGACTATATTGTTTAATTGAAGGATATCTTTGTAGTTGCATAAAGTCCTTATCGTTAGACAGGATCATAATCTTTTCATCACAATGAAACTGCTGACACACTACGGCAATTATATCGTCTGCCTCTGTGTGTGGTACGCGAAGTTGCATGTAAGGAAATACTCCACTGATCTCAGAAAGATATTGTTCAAACAACCCAAAGACTTGATTCCAGTCATGAGAATCATCCTTGACCTTCTTTTTCCTGTTTGCCTTATAATTTGGGAAAACTTCTTTTCTCCAACAATCAGAAGATTCAAGGCAGAGAACTACTTCTCCGTATTCATCCTTGAATTGTTTTCTGTACATACGAATAGTATTCAGAAACAAATGCCTGAGCATATGTTCGTCTAGTTCTTCATGAAGTTTTCGGTGTACAAAATAGGAGGCGAGAAACAACTGGTTTGTGTCGAGGAGAATCATTTAAAAAACTTTCAAAATTACTGTGTTTGCGTTTAGTCTTCCGTTTGGAGTCTTGATCATACTATGCTGAGAGTTCCAAACCTTATCAAGTGTACTCTGGTTCTTAATTGTTTTAATAATGTCCTTTGGTTTCTTGATTGTTCGAGACTCGGATTTATCCTCATCAAAGTTCTGAATGGTAGTCCCCTTGATCGATAGAGTCTGTCCTACACTTGCATAGTATACACTCAAAGTGTTGTACTTGGTACTATAAACTACGACTTTTGAAGAATCTAATATATCGACAGGATCGACACTTTTGATTCCAAACTCCTTTGAAGACTTTTCATATTGTACCTTAGAAACAACCTTCTTAGGATCGATCTTTCTCTTCTTACGGGTTGTCTTGTTATCTGCGTGATATCTCATACAATCCGAAACAAGACCATCCATAAATTTGTAAAGTTGCTTCTGTTGTCTTTTACTAAGATAAGAATACCCCTCCATCAGTTGCTCGTCCTTGCCCTTCAGAAGTTCATCCAGTTCTGCTAGTGCAGGAGCAAAGACCAAAGAGAGCATTTCTGCTTGGCGATAACCAACATTGTTTTGACCCAACCACTTATAAATGTTAATTTTCTTATAGTCATCTGTCTTGTTTATTAAAGATTCATTTACTGAATCACACAAACCCATAATCTCTCCCGCGAGTTCGGTCACTTGATTTTTCATTCTCTCTTGTGGAGAAATTACAACCTTATCTGCACGGGATTCTTTCTTAGTCTTACCAAGAGCAATTAGTTTGGCAATATAACTTTCAACAACATCGGTGAGTTGGTTGATGTGTGGGAAACCACGGGAGAGCATCCTACAGTAGTGACCGTATGATCTAAATTCTTTTAGAGAAGATCTTTTTGCAAAATCAATATCTTCATCTGTCCAAGAACTTCTCTTGTCCTTCATCCACTCAAGGGTCCACTTTTTGTAGTTTCTCTTATCTGATGTAGTAACATACCAGTTGATTGAAGATAGAACATCTCCTGCATCTACCTCTTCGAGTGGAATGTCTTTATCCCAAGTTGGTTCTGAACCATACGCCTTTTTAATGTAATCACGTTTCATTTTCATTTACCATACGCCTTCCATGCTGTAGCGATCATGTCTTTAAGAGAATAGGTTGGTTCCCACCCAGAAATATTTCTGAATCTATCTGAGTTTGCAATTAAAACTGAAGGATCTCCACTTCTCCGTGGTTTATGTATTACATCCAATTCTTTACCGGTCACTGAGACAAAATTCTCAACGACATTCCAAACGGAGTATCCTTTACCAGATCCAAGATTATATACACCAGACACATCGGAGTCCAGTGCAATCATATGTGCAGAAATAATATCTTCCGGGTGAACATAATCACGAACACATGTTCCATCTTGGGTATCGTAATCTGTGCCATAGACATCTACCTTTCCGTCCTTATACAAGATGCGGGAAAGGAACATTGGAACAATATTTAATTTATCTCTCCAATTTGGGTCAGTTATTCTTCCAGATATATGCGCCCCGGCAACATTGAAGTATCTAAATGAAGTATATTCAAACGCTGGAATTGACTGTGAAATTTTCTTAAGAACATGTTCAACCATTAACTTTGATTGTCCATAAGGATTAATTGGTTGACATGGAGTTTGTTCTACAATATGTTCCTCTGGGGGCATACCATAAACCGCCGCAGTGCTAGAAAAAATGAAACGGTAAATACCATGCTTAATAATTTTATCTAGAAACCGAATAGTCTTTGCTGTATTATTACTATAATACTTGAGTGGATTTTGAACTGATTCTGGAACACATATATCAGCAGCAAAGTGCATCACTGCTGTTGGTTTTTCATTTTCTATAATCCCGTCCACCCAAACATCATTATCAATATCACAACAATGGACTTGTGGTTTATTTTTTCTTCTGGAGAACGTCTTGCTTAGATGGTCACATGCCTTTTTGTCCCGGTCGATGACAACGACTTTTCTGCCGGATGCTAGGAGGGCATGTACGGCATGTGATCCAATATAACCTGCCCCTCCTGTAACTAAAACTGTTTCATGATTCATTGAAATACTCCTGTAAACCAAGAAGGGACTGGACCGTCTTTCCACTTGGCAAAATATGCTTTCTCACCATTGTAATAATTCTGGTAAGACTTCACTACACAATCTACCTTATACTTATCAGGCATACATGTAGGGTGCTTAGTGAGTTCACCGATGGGGAGGTATGGTCGATTACATCTACACCACTGGATGACTTCCTCCGACTTGTGTGTCTTTCCATACCGACGAGTATACTCTGCACATAAACCGAGTGCATGTTTTACCAACCAATCATAGTTTTTATCAGTTTCACGAACCCACTTTGTGCAGGGATGATTATAAAAAGAACGCTTATATGGTGCTACTCCTTCCGGATGCACGGCACATAGCATTTGAGCAGACTCTAAAATCATTTTTACGACATGCTTATCACACGCCTGTCGTGCTGCTTCATATGGATTTTTATTTAATACGAAGATGTTCATACAAGTAGTATACCTCACGGTTGGACAGATGTCAAGTGCTAAAGTCCATCAGTAATTAGTAATCAATATTTCATATGATTCCTTACACCCGCCTTTTGATTTCATAGAATATCTCCATGTTGGGGTGTGAATATTATAGTCCTTATAGAGTTCCAGAAGTTCTGGGTGGTCATTATATGAGATCGCCCACCTACCAGTCATATCTTTTACTCTATTATAGAATTGCATATGATCAAAATCTTTATGGGTGCTTCCTCGATCACCATATAAAGTAGAATTATCTAAAAGATAAGGTGGATCCATATAGGCAAAAAGATTTTTATGCTTTTCCATAGATTCATTAAAGTCTAAGCACTCAACCGTCACCGTGCCGCCAGACCCAAAAAGTCCACCTAGTGAAAAATTCTTTAACTTTTCTATACATCTTGGGTTCCAGTTTTTCTGAGAGGGAGACATGCCCCCAGAGAAAGTAGTTCCAGAGAAACTGGTTCGGTTCAAAACATAGAAATGTGCTGCTTGTTCCAGTGGAATCTCTAGTTTATCATATTCTTTTTGCATACGATAAAATTCCTCCTTGGGTAGAGGAATTGGAAACTCTAGAATTCGTGCGTGTAATTCTTCTTTATGATTAAGAACATGCTGCCAGAAGTTTACCAATGGTTCAAAGATATCATACCCATAAACATTGATACCGTTGGATGCAAGATACCATTCCAAAGATCCACCACCAAAAAATGGCGAAACTATCTCGGTGATATCATCTGGGAAGTATGGCATCAAAGCACTGATGGCATATGACTTTCCGCCGGGATAGCGGAGCAACGATTTTGATTTCTGACCTTCTTGCATTATCCAGTTAGTTTACTAAAGTTACCCGTCTTCACGAAGGTAATCTGATTATCAAATTTATCTACGAGTTGATCAGACTTGTGACTGATCACAAACACATGCGTATTCGCACTGAGGACGCTCATCAACTTCATAAACTCCTCCGTCCCCACTGAGTCCAATGAGGAGTCAAACACTTCATCTAGAATTAGTAGATTAGTATTTGCACTATTCTTGAGTCGAGCAATTTCTCTCCATGCTAAGAGTAGAGCAAGATCAATCCTCATCTTTTCTCCCTCAGAGAAAGACATGTAACTAAACTGATCTCGATGTCTGCTCTTAATTGTTTCATTGAAGTTTTCATCGAGAGAGAACTGGGCGAAGAATCCCATGTCAGTTAGAAACTTATTAATAAGTTTGTTCATGATTGGGAGATAGTGGCGGATGATCTTAGACTTGATTCCTGTGTCCTTTAGTAGATTACCAAGACAACCAAGAAGTAAAGCATCCTCCTTGAGTTGATTTTTTTCTTCACCGACACTGCTCATGTCCTTTTTATACTTCTTCAATACCGTGGCATTCTCGGTGGTGTCTGATTCGGCAGACTTACTTTGGATATCCTGTATTTCCTTTGTCAGTTTCTTTGAATACTTTTTACTTGAGTCAATATCGCTTCGTCTTTGGACAATCTGCTCATGGACATCCTTCGCTCTAGAAGAAAGATTTTTTAAGTCATCCAACATTTCGTTCTTGTCTTTAATTTTTTCACTGATGTCTTCTAGACCAGCAAGAAATTCATCACGCTTTGCCTCAAACTTTTTAATGAGTTTAGATTTAACAGAATCAGGAACACCCTGTGTACAGGTTGGACACTGTTCCATATCTTGCATATCAGTTATCTTCTTGTCATTATTGTCATGTGTCTTCTTGATAATAGTTTTCATATTCTCAAACTTAGACAAAGACGACTTAACAGAATCAATGTCCCCTGTCTTATCAATCAATTCTTTTTGTTCATCCAGAAGACCACTGATTACTGATTCATTTGATTCCACCAGTGCATCGGTTACTTTTAGTTCTTCTTGTAAAAGAGAAATCTTAGAGTCATCTGCCTCTTTAACAGAAGCAATATGATTTTCAACAATTTCAATCTTGGACTTTAGGAGTTCTGCTTTATTGTCAAGATCCTTAATTTCCTCTTTCTTAAGAGAAACTCTGGTCTTTAATACAGTATTCATGTCAGAGAAAACTTGAATGTCTAGAACATCCTCGATAACTTCTCGTCGGTCGGCGGCAGTCAATTGCATAAACGGAACGAACGAGGAACTACCGAGAATAACCACCTGAGTAAAAGACTTGTAGTTCATCTTAAGGATATTTTCCTCAAGCGTTCTTTGGTAATCTTTTGCTTTGGCGTTTTGATCAATCAGTTCCCCATTCTTGTAGATCTCAAACTTCTTTGGTTTGATACCTCGATGAACAACATACTCATCTTCTCCTATGGAGAAATAAATTTCAACATAACAATCTTTTTCGTTAATTGAGTTTACGAGTTGGGGAATATTAATCTTACGAAATGGTTTACCGAACAAGGCAAACGTGATAGAGTCAAGGAGAGCAAAAGACTTTCCATGACCATTCATACCAGACACCAGAGTTGATCTGTGTCTGTCTAGATGAATTTCAGTTCCGTTGTTTCCAAAGGAACCAAAATTCTTAAATCTCACTTTATGGAATCTAATCATTTATTTTTTCCACAAGAACTGCATCCGCCTTTTTTCTTTTTCTTTTCTTCACAATCGGTACATGGTTCTTCTGATGAAGAATTAGATTCCGACTTCTTGTATGGGAATGCTTTGTTCAGTGCCTCTTTTCTTTTCCTACACCCAGAACATCCTCTTTTCTTTCGGATAAATTCAATCTTAGTGACATCACCAATCTTGGTGATAATTTTTTCTACGGTATCTCCCAATCCCTCTGATTCTTGTTCTTCTTCGCTCATTGTGATATTGCCTCCATGTATATTTCTTGAATGAGTCTCTTTAATCTAGAAACATTAATTCCTTCTATTGTTTCATAGAAATCTTCTGCTTCTTTATAAATCAACGATAACGTATCTAAAGACATATCCGCCACCTCTGTATCCTCTATGTCTGTTTCTTCGTTCTCTACTATGGTCAGACTACCGACCTTTGCATCATAAAGATTATCGACAAATGCATCAAATTTACTTTGACTTTTTCTCTCTTTCACGAACAGTTTAAGATATTTGTTTTCATATTTAGTTAAGTCATCGATATCTGTCTCATCGGTGTAATCAATATGTAGGAACATTTTCTCATTGTTTGAGATGAAGTCTAGATCCCCAGACTCCGTGTCATAAACATAAAATCCTTTTTGCTCATGTAGATCTGAAAATGTGATCTGATAAGGTGTTCCTAGATATCGAACATTATTTTTATTGTGCCTCATATGAAAGTGACCAGACCACACTTCTCCGAACCGACGAAGCAGGTTGTCACTCATACCACCATCAAACTTAACACCTCGAAGAACTTCGTAACCAGAAAGTTCAAAGTGACCACACATTATATCTGCGTTACTATTTTTTAAGAATTCATCACACTCTTCTTTATTCTCTTTGTTGATCCACGGAACCATCCCAAAGACTTTACCACCAAGGGTGATGTCTTGTGGAGTGTCTATTGGTACAAAACATTCATATCTCTTTCCAAATAATTCAGTGAGAGAATTTACTTCATTTGTATTTTTATAGTAGGTATCGTGGTTACCAATAAGACAATACATCTTCATACCACGATCTTCTAGTTTCTCAATAAACCGTTCTCGAACTTGGTTGAGTGTATTGAAATTAACAAACTTACGGCGATCCATAAGATCACCTAAGTGTAGCACAGTGTCTATGTTTTGTTTTTCACACTCTGGTAAGAACTGGTTCTCAATGAAACCAAGAAAATAATCTAAAAATTGTTGCGAGTCATTTCTCGCACCAAAGTGAGTATCAGTTAGAATAGCGATTCGCATTTATCATCTCCATCAGTCTTTTTCTTTTTGGTAGAGGACTTCTTCTTTTTCTTTTTAGGGGTAAAGTTGTCTATGTCCTTTGTTGTCAGTTTGAAAAATTCTGCGTATGGATTACCTTTAGTCTTTTCCGGATCCAGAAAACGAGCAATGTCTCCCATATGATCGGCAGACTCTACAATTCTATATTTAATATAACTTTGCTTTTTCTCTTTCTGGATTCGACGAAGAAAGGCATAATAGATGATTTGAGTAAAATACGAAAATGGATTTTTTGATTTTTCTGGATCAAAATTACTTGCGTACATGAGGCAATTTTCAATAGCATCTCCTACCATTTCCTCTCGGAAAGGATAGTTTATGAAATTTGCTCGCATGGACAATCTTTCTGCTATGAGAAGAAAACACTCACCAATATACTCTGTTATCGGTGGTTTATTTTCCCCTGCTTCTTCTGCCTCTCTGACAAGAAGTTTCCATGCAGTCATTGCCTCTAGGAATTTTTGATTATCAACGTAATGACTATCTTTATCGCTCATCATTTGCCTTTTCTTTACAACAGTATACCACACACTAGCAGAATGTAAAGGGATTAAGAAAGATAATCTTCAGGATCAGGTGACCAGTCAACAAAACTAGTCCCATATTCAGGATTGTCTTCATCTCTTATAACTCTCTCTTGTGTCGAGTTTTCTATTATTTCTTCTATCAATTCCTCTGCACCTTCCTCGACCTGTTCATGAATCATTTCTTCTAAACGATCCATGTCGATATTTTTAAAATCCTCTTCCATTTTATTGATAAGATTTTCGAGAGTTTCTTGTGATTCTTTTCCAAAGTTAAACATTCCATAACTCTTTTTCGATGGGATCTTTCCGCCATGATCATCCAAGTCTTTTTGGTGTTGATATGATTGAACGACATCTGGTGATGGAGTAAAAATACCAAGTATGAAGTCTTTTTCTAATTTAACTGTGTTAACTGTCGTGGACTTTAACCAATCTACGAGGATCAGAGTTTCGTGCTTCCGACCGAGGGCATCAATAAAATGCATATACTTAATTTCCATTGGTCTATTTACACGAATGTGGGACTTTGAATTTTCAATAAGTTCTGCAACAACACTGTCGCCGCTTCGTAACTTAAGGACTTTATAATTTTGTGCCATGTGAATCCTCCTTTAGATTGATTCTGATTTTTTTGTGTTCAAAACCCTCGCCTTCGTAGATCTTGAGTCGATCTTCAAAGTGGCGGAGGGTGTGATTCTTGTATTTTTTCCAAGATAGGTCATCTGCAAGATCATAGAGTTTTGCGACATCTTTATGCTCCGACTTTCTCAACTGACGACCAATACTTTGCAACACACGAATCCTGCTCTTGGATGGTGATGCGAACACAATATTATGTAGTCTTTTGATAGAGACACCGGTACTAAAAGTACCATAAGATGCAATGATGATTGCATCATCGATCTTTTCAGCGATCCTCCGGACTTCCTCTCGTAGATCAGCATCAGTCTTTCCATATATGAAGAAGACTTTTTTGTTTGGGTTTATCTCTTCCATTAATTTGTGTAAGTGTTTACCGTGCTTCTCTACGAACTGGAATAGTACGAGAGTATTTCCTTTAAGGTTCGAGCAAAGATTACAGATAAACTTGTTTCTTTCTTCGCTCTGTACGATGAAGTCTATTTCGTCCTGATAGGTACTTCTCTTCATCTCATTGCGAACCGCTTCGCTATGTCCTAACAGTATAGCATCTATCTTCAACTCTGACAAGAGTTTTCTTTCCATCAGCGTTTTTGTTTTTGTGACCTGATGTACTGGACCAAACAAACCCTCAATAACAAGTTTGTGCGTAAGAGATCCATCCAATGTTCCAGTGGTTCCTATTCGGACAGGACAGTTCTCCAGTTTAGTCATAATACCCGTCAGGGACTTTGCCTTGAATAAGTGACACTCATCACCAAACACTGCGCCGAACTTATCAAAGTATTCCTTTGGTTGTTTATGGATACTTTGCCACGTTGAGATAACGACTCTCTTTTTTATGTCATCCTTTGGAAGACCTGCCATCACTTTGTGACAATTCTGATCCACTTTCCATGTGGTGTTCCCAGCATACTCAGTGAAATCTGAATACAACTGAGATACCAAACTGGTGGTAGGAACGATGATAAGTATCTTCTTATCATTTTCTATTTTATCCAATTGATAACGCATTAATGCATAAATGATCAGACTCTTGCCTGAACCCGTAGGAGACACTAGCAACGCCCTGTCGTTCCTCAGAGCGTGTGTTATGGCATTCACCTGATGTTCATGTGGACTGATTTGTTTACCGTTTATATGGGGGTGTAACCAGTTGTCTATGAAACCACGGGTAATCACTTCCGTGAACCCATTTTGTTTTCTTGGTTCTGCTTGAACCTTATACCCACGTTCAGAGGCGAACTTAACAACGTATTTTTCAAGACCTGCGTAGATCAATTGGGAGAACATGTTATAGAGTTTAATCTGTCCATCCCATATGCGTTTCCTATATGCAGGCATATAAGCATGACCGGGAACTTTGAATGTAAAATAGTCCGATAGTTCTTTTGCGACACTACGCTCACAACGAACCCTAATGTTTACGGAATCAACATGCTCAATTAAAAGATCGCTCATCCCTATATTTAGGGATTATTGTCCACCTAAGAATTTTTTCCAGTCAATGGCGTTGCGGATCTTATTGTGTCTATATGTGACTTCCTTAACGGTAGCATCTAGGTACGCACATATTTCTTTATAATAGCGAACCTGTTCTTGGAGAGCAATCAGGTCATCGTCTCCATCCATATAAATTGCAATATCTTGTTTGAGAATTTTTAGATCAAATGGTTCCCAACCCATATGTTCGAGAACTTCTGCATCCATTTTTCCTGTATAATATTCCCACTTCAGACGACGTAACTTATTGAATTCATTCTGTTTTCTCTCTAGAATAAGTTTCGTGTCCAAGTAGATATTTAGATATTTGTTGTGTAACTGGGGCAGTCGGAGCGACTCTGCATCCAGTTGAGTTTCGTCAATTTCGCAATCCTGCAAAACCATCTGCTTTATTTTATCAAAGTTCATGATGACCTCCTATATCAAATCGATAACCATAATGGGGTTCAAGTTCTTCACCAGATCTAGATCTTAGTGGAGTTAATAATGAATTGGATGGTATAGAAATTCGATTTTCCTTGGTATTCATATAAGGACTAATTGTATGCTTGAACCCACCGGGGAAAACAACAATATCCGACTCCTCGACAGGAAGGTCGAAAAACATATTCCTGCCCTTTGTCCACCTCATCTTGTTTAGTAATTTAAACTCAATAACATTATCCATAAAATCCACTATAGGATTCTCAAACCTAAGATCACCACCAACCCCCTGCTCATGTTTCATATAGTATGTGCTACATGCAAGAGACATAAAATGACCGTGTACTGACATTGGGTTTTGGTGGGGAACCGCAGGCAAATCTACCATCCAAGACTGTGTTATTTCAATAGTGTCGGAAAAATTAATTCCATGTATGTGTTTGTAAAAACAATCATAAGCAGACATGGTTGCGTTCTTGAGATCAAGGACAGATTCACTTTCAATATCAAATATATTCTTTCTTCTATCTGTTCTAGTATATGTTTCACCAGCAAGAGAGTATTGATTAAATTGATAATAAAGATCGGACTTGAACTTCTCATGATTAAGATATCTAAAGACCGGAATATCAAATCCAAAAACATTGTGAATTTTTTTAAGTTCGATTCTATTTTCCGAAAGAAGAAGACCACTTTCAATACACCGGTAATGTGGTTTAATTTCTTCATCAGTAATTACAGTAAAGGTGTGCTTGGTTTTACCGAAAAACTTAAGTTTAAAGATAAGATGTTCATCATCAACCAACTCGTATCCATCTTCACTTTTAATGACAATACCTGTCATGTTATCATTAATAGTATTTGCAATATACCTTGCTTCATTACTATCAATCACATCTCTGCAAACTATTTTATTCAAGTCGATTTCAACAACATGCCTACCACGCAAAATAGGAATCAAGTCCCTCCTATAAACACATCTATCCGGTTGATTTAATGGAGTGTATATTCCCGACACATGATCAAATAAAGAGGGGAACTCAGATTTAATTTCTGCCTCGCTCAATGGAGTTCCTTCCCACGTTTTAAATAACGACTCATATTCATCCTTCTCAATAACATAATATTCTGACTCAGATATACCCAATGATATCATCTTTGCCATGCGATGTCCACCATCAACTAATCTATATTTTTCATCAGGACCGGGACAAGCGACAACAATTCCCGGAACACTGATATCACAATTGATATATCTTTCCGAGTGGTACGGACCCTCTTTTCTAGAAATAATCTTTTCTTCAAGAGAAGTATGTACACCAACCGATCCAACCCAGTTAATGTCTGAGTGTTTGATTTTTTGTGGGTTTCGCGTTTTCAGAAGAGGGAGAAGATCTTCATTCCATATACAGATATTAGATCTCTCAACCTCATGATTTCCTGTAAGCATATTAAAAGTCCTAATACTTCTTCCCTTTTCCTTCGTTGACACTCAGAGTCTACACAGGTTTTGGGACAAGTCAAGGGAAAAAGATCAGATTTTCTTGATTTCGTAGTAGTCGTAGGCGAAAGTCGCGGTAGACTCGAAAGGAGTCAGTTCGGTAATAGAACTATCAAACTCAAAACCAGTGATTCTAATCGGGAACATGTTTCTAAATGAAACTTCGATATTTGGTTGCATAGAACTATTTGTAATGATAAGAGTGCCATCACAGAAATGATCTTTGGTGTTTGCATCAATATCAAAGTGATCATCGATTACGCTTGTTCGTTTGATCCAATCGGAAATTTCTCTCCAGTTACCCATATCCTCATCGACCAAGAAAGATACTTCTAGGTTCTGAAAACCGAGTTTACTGGCAGGGTGTTTAATAGAGGCAAACCGGTTATCCTGAATTAGAGCAGAATCATAACCAAAGTCGGGCAATGATGCTTTGGTAATGAAATAGTTCATCTGCGGTAATGCAGAAACTGAAAACTGAAAATATGGTGGATAAATGTAGTTTTGACTACTGGGTTGTCTATCAAGAACAGATTCTTTATCAAGACTTTCTCGACCACCAGTAAATCCAGCAATAAAGTTATTGCCTTCAAATGGATTTTGTCTTTTTGGAGGTGTTGCCATACAAGTATGTATAAAAGAAACAGGGGGTTCCCGAAGGAACCCCCTGCTCTTTATGACTCAATAGTCAGAATCAGGCATATGCGGAGACCGCACCGTGGAGTTTATCTACACGGAAGATTCTGTAATACTGGTTGCTACGAGTAGCAGCAGCGGTCGCAGGATCAGATCTATCAGTACCATCCGAAACGAATGGGTTGTTTACAAGACCATAACGAGTCTTGAATCCGATCTTGGGTTGGAAGGTGTTTTCACCGACCGCACGAACCATCTGTAGTGGGACGTATGGGCAGTAGAACATACCAGCGTCATATGGCGACGATCCACGGTAACCTACGCAGCAGTAGTCCTTACCAACGGCAGAGTATGGGTCAACATAGACCTTAATGTTACCGTTAAGAGTACCAACGAAGGTGTTTGCAGTATCATCAGCGAAACCGGGAACCTGTGGGGTTGGGGTTAGGTTGAGGAAACCACTCATTGCGAGAGCGGAAGCGACATCAGAGGTAGTGATAAGAATGTTACCCTTACCGCGACGAGTTTCCTTAGCAATGGTGTTTGCTTCACGCTCAATCTGGTAGACGAGACCACGGAAGCGTTCCGCAGACCAACGACCATCAGAGTCGCGTTCAAGATCGTAAACACCACCGTTTACAGAAGCGGTAGCACCGGCAACAGCAGCGGTCGAACCGAGGTTGTCTCGATCAGTGGTTGAACCGTGACCCTTATAGAAAAGGTCTGGTTGCTGGGCACCAAGTTTAGCACCGGTATAGATGGTACGAATGACTTCGCGGTTGATTTCAGCAAGAATTTCTGTGCTGAGAATGTTTGCGAGTTCAGTTTCGGCATCAAGACCGTGAACTGCCTTGAGATCCTGAGCGAGTTCGGTGGTGTACTCTGCCTTGAGGGCGCGAGTCTTAGCAGTAACCGACTGGCGATCAATGGCGAATGCCATTTCGTTGAAGTGGTTAGTTGCACTATCACCGAGTGCTTCAGCAGAAGCAGTGGACATGCCACCCTTGCTGAATGCAGCATCGTATGCACCGTTGTGATCACTACCAGTAAGTAGTGGGTCAGTTCCGGTGTTGTCAGCGGGTACTGCACCTGCGGATGGACCTGCACCAGCAGCGAGGCGTGCCTCGTTGTAAAGTGCTTCTGCTTGATCCTGCTGAGAATACTTCGCCTTCATAGCAAAGATGAGACCAGTGGGAGCGTTCATTGGTTGAA